TAGCAACTACCGTTGTTAACAGCGGTTCTACAACCCAAATTATTTTTGAAACTGATAGCGCAGTTACCGTGCCTGCGAAGGTGTCAACAGTTAATGGTTCTATTACAGTAACTGCGACCCAAGGTGAGACTGTCGGATATGACCCAGTAGCACGTCCTGAGGATGGGGAGATAGGCGTATCTGGTGGTGCGGCTAATCAGTTCTACCCACTTCCAGAATCTCCAGTAATTGCGGGAAGTATTGAAATAGATGTATCTGGAGTTAAGTACTCTTACGTACCGTTTTTAATTGACTACCAAGATTACGACCCAGTTTTTACTACCTTTACCGATGCTGAAGGAACAACCTATGTTCAATTTGGTGACGGCATCAGCGGTCGCATCCCAGCAAACCAGGCTTCAATTAGAGCTACGTACAGAATTGGCGGTGGAAAATTTGGTAACGTTGCAGCCAATACTATTAAGTTTATTAAAACCAATTCCACTATTGGCCTTAGTGTAAACAACCAAGATGTTGGACAGACCTCTGGTGCCGCCTCAGGTGGGGCAGACCCAGAGACAACAGACTCTATTCGTATCAACGCCCCTAGAAGTGTAAGAGCACTTAACCGCGCTGTGTCGTTGTCTGACTACTCTAATATTGCTATTCAAGTACCCAACGTTGCAAAGGCAAACTCCATCTCAGATGTGTACAGCAGTGTAACTATCTTTATTGCACCGTTTGGTGACTCTGGATTACAGCCCGACGGACAGACAGCATCAGATGTATTTAATAACTTAGCGGTTGATATTGGTAAGTTCTTTGAAGATAAGACACCTCCAGGAACTTCAATCACACTTCAGCCACCTGCTTACGTAGACGTAAGACTTAAGCTAGAGTGTGTGATATTGCCACAGTTTAGAAATGCTCAGGTAACGGCTTCAATTCAAGAGGCTATTGCTGAGCTATTTGATTTTGATAACGTGTCTTTTAATGACCGCATAACTACAGCAGACGTTTTAGGAGTAATCAAAGAGGTAGACGGCGTTTCTCGCGTGTCTATGAGTAAGATGATTAGAAAAGATGAAGACAAGGTATGGAGCATCAATAACAAGGTTCTACTAAATAACGTAGCCACTCTTACAACTACAGCAACTCACAACCTTCAAGTTGGAGAGACTGTATTGGTAAGTGGCGTTACTGCCCCTTTTGACGGAACCTTTGTTGTTACCGCTGTAGCCCCTACTACTTTTAACTACGCGGTTATTAGTACAAACGTCCCTACGGCTGCCGTATCCCCTGTTGGAAAGGTATCTCTATTATCTGTAAAAGACATTATCTGTTCAGTTAATGAACTTCCTCAGCTAGAAACAACCAAGGTTGCTGGAGTAACCACCGTTGTAGGAATCGACCTAACAACAAGCGGAGGCATTAGTTAATGGCACGGTATGGTCTTGATTACTACAGCGCGTTAAGCTTCCCTTTAAGTTACTATGGTAGTGATAACGCTCTTAATTATGACGCTAACCCCGTCTTTGCTTTGTCTTCTGGGTATAACCAGTTAACCCTATTTTGGACAAGCCCAGTAGGTGCGTGGGTTAAGTTGCGTTTGGTAAGAAGTCCCTATGGATTCCCCGTAAACGTAACCGATGGGGATAATGTATTTGAAACCACTAGACGAGCAGACCCTCAGTTCTATGTAGATAAAACCTCTCTTACAAATGCAGAGTCAAAGGTATTCTTCTATTCTATTTTTGTATTTGACTCTGTACAACTTTCTTGGGTATTAGCTGGGCGAATGTCAGGTATGTCAGTAAAGAACTACGGCACAGCGGACAAGATGTACAACTACTTGCCACAAATTTATAAGCTAACAACACCTTACATTGCATCTGAAGCTACAGATAACAATGATTTATATAATTTCTTATCTCTATTTGCCTATGAGCTAGACCATACAAGGGCTCTAGCTGAAATTATTACAGACCGTTATAACTTTGAAAGAATTTCAGCAAACTCTATCCCACTGTTGTTAAACCAGTTTGGTCTTAAGTACGAGCCAGAGATTGGGTTCCAACAGTCTCGTATTCTTGTTAGAGACTCCGTTCAGTTAACAAAAGAAAAAGGCTCATCACAGGGTCTACGAGAGTACATAAAAGGATTTACAGGGTGGGCTTGCCCGTCTCCTGTTGAAGGAACCCCTAACCCAACACTTGAAGGTTTACAGGTAAGTCACAACCTGATGTTGGATTACAACGATTCTTCATTTGAAGAAGGCATTGGACACTGGACAACCCCAGATAACACAGCAGCCCTATCTCAATTAGGCGCAAAGTCTGTTACCAAATACCAAGTTAATAATAATAACCTTCGTATGATTGTAGGAGCTCACGGCTACAAAATTGGGGATAAAGTTACTATTAGTGGATTTAAGTCTCCTGGTTACAACGCCAGCACTCCTGTGGCTATTACAGGTGTTGACCCACTTAGCTACATAGAGATTATTGTTTCTAGTCCAGACATTGCTTTAGTTGACGCATTTAATCAAGAAGCAGATGCCTATCCAACAGTTCTACCATACCCAACCCCTTATGCAGAACCTACAACCCTTGCTCTATACCCAAATAAACGAAAAGGGATTCTCTCTGTTGCAAACTCAACAGGTTCCCCGCAAGTTGTTACCGTCTCATGTGGAAGCGCATCACCAAGAACCTTGGGTATCCCTATTATTTCTGGAGACACTTATACCTTCAGCATCTATAGCGCAGCCCTATCAACAGCGCGAAGTTTTACAGTAGGCATAAGTTGGTATGACCGCTTTGGAACGTTTATGTCCACTACTACAGGTAACCCTACAACAAATGCCACAGGAGCCCTATCTACAAGAGCGGTAGTAACCGCTCAAGGTCCCTGCAATATTACGTTAAATCCTTTCTTTGCTACAGGCGGTTCTGGATATACCGATGGCGTTTATACAGGAGTTCCATTAACCAGAGTTAGCGGCAAAGCGTTTACTACAGCCCCAATAGCAAACATTGCTATTTCTGGTGGGTCTGTTTCTTCTGTGTCTATTACTAACGGTGGAAAAGGCTCAGATACCACAACCATATTCTCTTTTGATAAGGCGTCTATAGGTAGCGCAGGGGGCTCTGGCTTCCTAGCCACCGTTAACCGTGTTCAAGAGTCTTACTACGCAGCACCTACGATTTCTGTATCTAGCGTTGCTAACGCCAACAGCGGTGAGCGCCATTACTTTGATGCAGCGCAGTTTGAAAAGGCTGGAGCTGTTACAGATTTTGATGAGGCTCGCCAGGTGCACATCACTATGAAGGCTAGCCGAATTAATGAAATTAAAAACCCAACCTTTAATAGTGTAAATAGCTTTGCACCTTGGGGTTTTACAAACGGAACAGCAACAGCTTCAAGTGCTCAAACTGACCCTATTGATGACCTACTAATTATTGAAGGCTATCAACAGACTGGTGGAACTGCAGAAATTTCTTTGTCTACAGTTCACGCTTATAAAGTTAACGATGTTGTTGTAGTAGCAGGGTTGCCTGCAGCGTACAACGGTGTGCAGACCATTACTGCAGTTACAGATTTTACAATTAGTTACACAGTAAGCCCTACCGCAACTGTTGCGTTTACTGCTGATGCAGGGACGATTGCTAAAGCTGGAAGCTCCTGTTTAGTAACTAAGCCTGCAACTGGCAATACAGAAATTCGAGCAGCAGCCTCTTCTGCTAACTACATCGACATTCACTACCCATCTACCAACTACACCTTTAGTGTGTATGTAAGACGAGTTACTGGAACCGCTGCCCCAACTGTGCGACCAATTATCTACTGGTATGACAGCACCAAGACAGCTATCTCTAGCAACTTGGCTGACCTTGTAACAATTAGTAGCTCTACAGACTGGTCAAGAATTAACACATCATCTGTTGCACCTGAGAATGCTGCCTATGCAAACGTCTCTATCCTATGGACTAATGGTGCGGTCAATGACTCAATCGCATTAGATAATGCTTTGTTTGAGAACAGCCCCTTTGTTCTTCGGTACTTTGATGGAAGCCAGGGCTTTGGCTCTACCGCTGAATTGTTCTGGGAGGGCTCAGTCCCTAACCTAGCCCGTAGCCACTACTACAGGAACCGAGTAGCTATTGCTGACCGCCTTGCAAAAGGTGCCCTAGATGACTGGCTTGTAAGCGGGTCTACCTACGCCCTATACCTAGCACAGCCAAAGACGTAGTATGATGCTCCCATGCTGGAGCTAATACTCGTTGGTTGCTTTACTGGGTTCTTCCTGGCTACAGTGCGGAATCTAGTAGACGTGTT